GTTGACGAGTTTCAATCACGCCATTTGCTTCGAATGTTTCCTTCGCAATTGATAGTGCATCTCTTTCATTAGTACCAGTAATATCCATGAGTTTGAATTCACGTTCACCAGTTCTAAATCTTAATCCATTCCTCTGTGATGGTATGAAGAATGATCCTTCGACAACACCGTTAGCATTCGTAAATAGAGTTGATGGTCCATCAGGATGCTGAGTTAAGTTGTTAGTTCTATTACCGTACTCAGCAGTAGTACTAGCAAATCTTTGGAAGTTTTCTGATTTTACCCAATCATTTACAGCTACACCATCAAATCTTGGCCACATCTGAACGTTAGGTGCTAGACCTTCAGCTCTGAAGTATATTTGCTTAGATCTCATAAATGGAATAATAGCGATGTTGACTACACGGTCACCGATAACTTGACGAATCGTTTCATCTTGTACTACCCTGTTACGTTGAGTAGTAATACGATTTCCCGCTCGAGTTGTACGTGAGTTAGTAATCTGACCAAGTCTAAGGTTGTTAACATTATTACCTTGCCATGCCCAGTTCCAGTTATTGAATAAGAAGGCTTGAGTAGTATTCAAACGTATACCACCATCGAATACTCGAGGCGCGGTGTATACTGTTTCTTTCCATTCATCAGAAGCTGGAGATAATGTAAGATTACCTTGATGTGTAATAACAGCAAACGGGTTGACATTAATAGTCTGCGAAACTTCTGGCTGATCAATGAGCGTAACTTCATTATACTTAATATAAACGTTGTCGCCTTTCAATACAGCATTCGTAGATAAATCAGAATCATATATGAGGCGGACATTTTCTTCGTTGAAAGTTGGTCTCATAATACGATCAAGCGGATCAATCGATGATCTAAATTCTGGGCTAGAAGTAAAAGAAGCTGAGTGGTCACTAAAGTTATCAACTAAGAATCCTGATTTAGAACGATCATTTCCTGCTGAATCAAATACTGCTAAGTTATTAACGTCAACTTCTAATAAGCTAAGAGCAGTTGCTTCTTCGAGTCTATCTACACGCTCTTCTAACCGTTGAATATCGGCCATTGTGAATCCTTTAGATTCAATATTACGCGTGATCATATCAGTAATGCTTTTAGAACCAGCGTTCATTTCTAAACGATAAAGCTCTAAGGTATTTTTTGGAGTTGGAGCAAACTGCGGTGATAATGAAGGTGTACCAGAAATGATTGATAAGTTTGCTTCTTGGTCAATGACCAATTTATCATATCTAGGAAGGAAATATTCTGTATCAGCTGTAATCAAGCTAGTATTGATAGGTAACTCATTTACTCGTGCAGTAGCACCTGAGAAATTTGCACCAGTATCATCTTTACGTGATCTGAAATCAATGACATCTGTCAATGGTATCTTAGTAACACCATCCGCAAGTGTATGTGTAGGAATATCACCATAATCTACTTGACCAGTATATGAGCTAGCAGCGAAGTAATGACCAGTAGCTGCATGCGCAAAATATTTGAAACGTACAAAGATATTTCCGATAGGTGTCTTTGCATTTGATTTTAGAATCAAACGGCCTACATCATAGAAGTTATCTCTAGCGCCGTTATCTGCAACAAAGTCTGCACTTAAATCTGCGCCGTCTGAGTCTACTGCACGAATACGATCTACTGAATAAACATCAGCTTTTCCTAAACTAACATATGGTGCACCTGTAGCCGGAGTGTTAATGGTAGTTGTTACAGTTGTATTAGTTAAAGTTTTCTGACGCAAGATACCATCTTTTTGTACTTGTGCTATAACTTCAACAGCGACACTAGCAGGACCACCAGTAATAGAGGCTGACGATTGATTACTACCGGATATCGTCACTGAAGCAGGTGTAAATGAACCACCAGCTACTTGAGAAAATACCCATTGATTACTATTAGTAAATGATTCGTTAGTGCCGAGTGTAGGGAACGTAGCATTACCATTACCATCAGTATTAGCAGTTAAGCGTCGCTGTGTAGTCAGTACGACATCTGAAATACTTTTTACACGAATTTGCGGGAAATCGAACAAAAGGTTATTATTAGAGGCATCCTTAATAACAGCAATAGTATTTTCTAATTCTAAGTTAGCAAATGATGTTCCTGATGTACCAATTGATTTAACATCTCTAAAGCTTTGGCCGGTGTTCATCTGAATATCCATAAGATAATACCGATAATTAGCGCCATCTTCTTCTACAGATTTTACTCTAGCTGTACCAATTGTTACTCCACCATATCCGCTATCATCACGTAAATCTTGATTTTGGAAATCTTCGATATCTGGTAGACCATTAATTTGGTTAACGATAACGTAGTTACCAAATCCAACAGCAATTGGTTCATTCTGTAAAGTTACAGAAGTTAATGCTCTATCAACTTTAATCGTGGTTGGATCTGATTTATTCGCTCTATATCCATTAACATACGCAGTACCAGGAGAAATATTAAGATTAAATTCTGTACCATTAGCTGAATCATAATGGATCTTAAATGGCTTTTTAACGAAATCTCCATTGATTTCTTGAGTTTTAATTGCATCGAATTCAGCAATTTTATTGTACTCATCAGTGCCAGTTACTGTTTCAATAAGTTGACCATCTCTAATCTTACCATAAAAAACAAATGTATCAGCAGAATCTTTTAGAGATTCAGTTGTGAGTGTTAATTGAATACGATATCTATCAGCTCCAGGCGCTGTCAAGTTTGGCAAAGTGCCTTGATTATCATATAGTGCTAAAGTGTCACTGACAGTTACAATATCTTGGTTGACTACAAATCCAACATTTTCATCAGGAGATGAGTCATATTTCGAAATCATTACCTCTTGTTGATCAGCTTGTACAAAATGGCCTTGAGTGAAGAATGTGCCAGTTTGCATGGAAGCTTTGGTTCCACGACCCACTGCCCTATTTGCATTGGTATTTGTTGATTGAACTGCTAGTGTTACACCACTCGATGCACCGACAATGTTTTCTCCAGGTGACATACGAATAGCATTTAGTCCAATATTTCCAGATGCTCTATTTGTATATTGTATGTAAAGTGTTGCTGGATCAGAACCAGAAACCGGTAATACTTCTAAAACCTTTGCAGCAATACCTGAAGTTTGGCCAGTAAAAGTATCACCGATCATCGATGAGGTATCAGATGGTAAATTAGTAGTTGAAGCGATTTTAATAAATTCGTACTTATTATTAACTGTCATACCACCAGGTACGACTGATGCTCCTTCTCTAAAGATATTTCTGCCAAACCGCTCAATTTCTTTTTGAATGATAGTTTGCATTTGCGTAAGTTCACGCGCTTGCAATTGCTTACCACTATTGAATAAGATACGATGATAGTGATCGCTATCTTTAAAATCATCTTTATATGTTGTAGCAAATGAGCTAGTAGTGAACGTATTCGGCATTTCGTATCCTTAAAACTGAATAATAACTTTTACGTCTTCGGCTTGTACATTGGATCTCGCAACAGCTGCTCTATTATCTATGTATAATATCTCACCGGTATTAGGATCAACGTCCGGAGGAATCAATGCAGAATCAATAATACCTTGACCTACACCGTTTGTTTCGTTAATCACTTCTCCATCTTGGAAAGATGCAAATCCAGTTGTAGTAGTTTGGTGATAATAAATTTCATTTGAATCAATATTATCAATATAAGCTTCAGCGAGTGTAATCTGTCCGCGAATGATCTTATCCTTAGTGAATCCTTGCACAGTGCTAGATAGTGTTAGTTTATTTAGTGTATTACCGGTAGTTGCTGTGAAGATAGCACCGTTCTTATCTTTAATATCTTTAATTAGTGTCACCTGTCTAAAGTCTTGATCAATAATAAAGTTACTATCTGTACCTTCGATACGCGAATGGAACATAATAGCTGCAGACTTTAGATCGACTCGGGCATCTGCACCAATACCAGAATCTGCACCAATAACGGCTCGAGCAGTAGCACCTTGGCCACCACCTCCGGTAATTGTGACAGTAGCTCGTGTATAACCACTACCAAGTTTTTGTGTTGTACCACTATCGATCATCTTGATATAAGCTAGAGTACCAGTAGCTGAATCGATACGGGCCCGCGCCGCGGCACCTGAACCAGATCCTTGTGCACCGGTAATGATGACATTTGGATTTGATGTGTAACCAGATCCAACTCCTGTGATGATAACTGATGTGACAGCACCTACTAGTGCAGTGTCTTGGATCTCTTCTTGTTTTAACTGAATACCAGTGGATGATGAATCAGTAGGCTCTTGTTTCTTAACAGGCAAGAAGTTTGATGACATAAAGTTATTAGCACGTGAAGCACTTACAGTAAATAGGAATTTCCATACATAACCATCAGATAATCTAAATGAATCGTTATTTGATCCAGTCGGTTCAACAGTAGAAGCTACAGCAACACCAGCGTTATTACGTCCAGTCTCGAGACAGATATAAACGTTATTATTATCATTCATTACATAATATGGCTGTGCTGGATAACCAGATGTGGTGTTATCATACTGTGAATAGATCGTACCATTTGACCAGTTATGACGTGGAACGACCAATGATGTGGCTTGTACCTTCTTCACTGACTGCATTTGTGAACGTGCAGCTGCTACTTCACCAGCAGTGTTAACTGGTGTTGGTACAGTGTCTGAACTATCCCAAATCTCAGATCTACCAATACCAATATAGTATCTTGAAGTTTGATTGGCAAACTGATCAAAAAACTGTCTTGCGAGTAGGGTTCTAAGTGCGTCGGTTACAATAGCTGGCATAATTTATTCCTTATTAACTTTCTACAAATCTTACTATTACGATATGATCTTCGGTATCTAATCCTGTGTCATTATCAAGAGTTACTTTCAATCTATCTCCTGCAGCAAACGTTGCACTGAACGTGCCAGATAATCCTACTGCGCCTGCAGCGGTGACTTCTACCGAAATGCCTGATTGATATGAGTTATTTTTATATAATGCTGCTGAGTGCGTTAGACTACCACCAGCGAATGCATTTGTTTGTGATGATACTGTGATATGTGTTACCGTACCTGCAACTGGCATTACAATACCAGTTAATATATCAGAACCGTTAGGACCTACAACACCTGTTGCACTTCCAGCTCCGCTCAATACTGCATTTAATCCGAACTGAATATATTGTGCATTCGTAGCTGCAGCAGCGGCAGTAGCAGCGTAACTACCAGCAGAATCGACAGCGAACCAACCATTAGAATCAGCAAATTCAAATTTATTTTGATCCGTATTATAGTGCATTGCACCTTTACGGAATGTGTCACTATAGAATGCATTTGTTCTATACTGAGTTCTTTCAGTATCAGTGTTGTGTGGCAACATTACCAAGCCACCTTCACCGAATCGAGACATTGCACCACCAGCTGGTGTATTGGTTCTTACAAACCAATCATTATCTACATCGTCAGTAGTTCTAAGCGCTATAGCATTAGCATTGATAGTTAATCCGTTTGGTGTTAAATGATTTGACTTTGTAATATTTGGTGCACCAAGCGCTGAATCAAAGAATAACCTTTGGCCAGAATCAAGGACTAGTGCATCATTAACACCTAAAGTACCACCGCCAAATCTAAATTCACTATTCTCGTATCGTAGTTCACCTCCACCAAGGAAGATAGTAGTACCACTCAGATGCAAGTCTTTCCATTTTTTCGTTGATGTACCAAGATCATAAGTCTCATTAACATGTGGTACAAAATCTCTATTCACATGATCAAAGTTACTATCGATTTGAGCTTGTACTTCTGTAGCATCTGTGAATGATGATTGTAGTTGAGCAAGAGTTTGACCACCCAATGTTTCTGCATCGACATTTAGATTATTGATAAACCCTAAATCAACTCTATTATCAATGGCGGTATTTGCTCGAGCTGTTGTAAAGTATAAGTTAGTTGGTCCTGCACCACCATTTGATTGTGCAGAATCTTCAAGAACGTCATCAGTAGTTGTAGTTGTTAATTGTGAAACATCTCTGAGCAACCCAAAAATATTACTATCACGAGAAGCAATATCTCGTGCAAAATTTGAATCAAAACTTGAATCAACTTGTGCTTTTAATAAGAACATGTTTAATGCACGTGCAGAATCCAATCCACCATCAGCACGTGCGTTAACATACGCGCTATCAATATATGCAGTTACATCAGCTGAATCCAAAGTAATTCGTACCATACGTGCAGAGTCAATAAATCCTCTGTCGAACATGGCTTTAATAGCAGCTGCAGAATCAAGTAGTTTAGTTCCAGCACCTTTCACACCTAATACCGTATCTCTATTGATATCGGATAATAACGCTATAGTGCCTGTACTATCTGGTATCGTAACGATATTGATCTGAGTCGGATCTTCAGGAACAAGGCGAGTCACCGTATTAAATGAATCCTTTGTAGCACCGTCAAATAAAATACCGTCAAATCCAAATCCAACACCATTACTGTTTACACTCGCCAAATTTAATTGTAGTGAGAGTGCAGTAATATTTGAATAGATCTCAGTAAAGTTAGCGTTGATCTTGGTGGCGCCGGTTCTTAGATCGTCGCCAGTTCCATCATTACCTACGGTACCGGTATTTACTATTTGTTGTGCCATATTTTACCTACTGTTCGAATTATTCTTATTTATATACTTTAACCATACAATTAGATGTTTGATGGCAGTTTATTGTCTATGTGATAACCACGAGCAACATAATCTTCTTCGACATACGGTCTCTCATATGTTTGGAATCTTCTCATATCATAACGCTCAAATGTATTATCATATGTAACTGCCACAGTAGCAGAATCTAAATTATCATAAGTGACACCCCAGTCTGCCCACTCTTTTAGATCCTTATATACACCCATGATGTCTTGAATTGATGGATATAATTTACTACCAACTGCAACAGCCGCATCAGAGTCAGCAAAATAATCAATGCGACGATATGGATTTGTTCTATATTGAGGTGCACTAATATGAAACTTATTCTGAAATAGAGGTTTAGGTCCAACACCAGGATTATTAAGGTGCGTTACTTCGCCTTGGGCTTGAGGAGGACTTTGAATCTGTATAGCAGCGGCGCTATCAATTACAAAAAAGATATTCTTAAAGGGATCAGGTATTGATTCATCAGTGATCATAGTGATCGTATCAGTACCTTCAATCGAAACTTCATTTGATAAGAAGAAACCTGTTGGATGTACATATTTTCTCCATAGATCTTCCCATGCATTGAATGATAATGGAGATTTAATTAAGATAGAAAATATCTGATACTTGCCACCATCTTGAATTCTCTTATTGTACTCTGTACCAATATGCGATGTGCCTACATTAAATAGCTCGTCTTTCGGATATTTGATTTCAACTTCAGTATCAAAGAAAGCTCTAAAGAAACCTTCGCCTGAATACAATGAACCTTTGACTCGAAAGAAGTTACCGAAGTTTCGTATGGCTTCTCGTGGAAACTTGAATCTACCTTGTGATACACCTAATGCTAGCGTATCGAACATCTGATCGAGACGAGATAGGCTTGCATCTTCTACATCTTTGATGGTATTAAGTTCATGAATGATTCCATCAAAATTGGTATCTGAATCCAAAAACTCATAGTAACCCTCTAAGAACGCAACAAGGTTGGGGTAGTCTTCGCGAAAGTATTCAGGTAATACTTCATCGACTATACCACGCCTAAAATTGATGTCAATTCTATCAAAATGTTTTTCGGTTTCGCTAGACGCCATTAGTTATCAACTTCAAGTGTAGTAGTTTGTCTGTCTAAGAGTGCTGATGCTGATGAATTATTTGTATCGATACCAAGCACATAGTTTCTTAATGGTTTAACAAAGCTTTGATTTTCTGGAAATACGGATACTTTAATATACGTAGTACCAAATAGAAGTTTTTGTGGATTGAATCCCAGTATCTCGACTACACCAGTAGCAGCATTATATTGACCTGCATTATCTTGTAATACATTACCAGACAAATCGTAGATTTGCAGTTTATTGCTACTAAGTTTATTTCTTAGCTGTGCAACAACTCCTCTAAACTGGAAGGTATCAGATATGAGTTGAGCTTCAACATCATCTGGATCTGCAATCCTCATAGGGAATTTTAATGTGTGTGATGTGGTTTGACCAACTGTGGGAGTAAATCGTAGTTGGCATTTAACGTCAGTCCGCGAAGATAAGATTGCTGGACTCAATGCATCAATCTCTGTCAACATATTCGATCTACGGAATACCGCATCAAATGTTCCAAGATTATTTGCAAAATAATTAGTTTGGAAATTATACACATCTTGTTCTACAGATGCTAGAGTTCTACCAGTCAATGCTGGATCGAAGTTAAATACGGTATTCAGTTCTATAAACACTTCTGTTGGTTCAATGAACTTTGAAGTGATAGACATTACAGATAAGTTATCTGTAAAGTTGTTTACGATATTATTTTCGATTACTGTCTTAGCAGCAGCTGGAGTTCCTGATTTATATTTAATTGATATATATGCAGTACCGTAATCAACTGGTACATTCTGATCTCCACTCCATACTGTAACATCCTCAATATCAGTAAAATTACTTTGTATCGTAGCTTTATAATCAAGTGAAGTTACGAGCCTTTGCTGAGTCGCATATGCATAAGGAGCTAGGTTTTTAATTGATTCAATTGATTGCTTATTTGCACCACCAGTTGATTCAGATGACGTCACCGCAGTAACTGGATAATTTACACCTAACACATTCACTGTTCCTGTTGGTGTAAATACTGTGGCATCATTTCCATCAGGTCCTGCTGTAGAGAGATATGTAATTACGATCTTATTACCAGGATCTGGAGACTTGCCGAAAGAAATACCATCACCAAAGTTTACTTCGAAGTAACCATTTGGCGCTTCTCTAATTGTGAATAGCTCTGAATCTGGAGTAATTTGAACTGCATCTTTTACAGGAGAATAGCTAGTAAAATTAGATGAGCTTGCTGTATCATAGACTTCAATAATTGCTGTAGACTTGTCCATCTTATTATCAGGTATAACATAAATTTGTCGTTCTTCTTTTTCACCTACTAAGAATGTCTTTGTTTTTTCTTTTCCTTCATATACAGGTATATCATTTGATCCAGCTGCAGTTTCTAAAGTATAAACACCTGTACCATCGTCTCTTGCAGTATATGCTTCGAGTGTTCTATAAGTATATGTCACTCCATCAATTTGAGAAGTGAATGTTAATCCTCGTGGTACAATAACTGTAGTTCTACGATTCGCGACACCTGCGAGACTAAATGATATGTTTAAGAGTGCACGTGATGCAACCATAGAGCGAACATCATAACCCAATGCTTCGGCGTGTGATACAACAGAACTACGTAATTGCGCAGTATTTAAGAAAGCTTCATTCAAGGCAAAGTTTGCGGTGAGGCCATTGATATGTGTATTATAAGCTAGAACATCGAGGATATTATTTAATCCTGATGCATCAAAATCATAGTCAGCATATTCACTTTTATTTTGAAAATATGTTTTCAGTCTTCCTTTGATATTTTCAAAATCTAAATCTGATGATTTGATTGTAGTAGCCATTTATCTAAGCCTCGCTAAATCTACGTCAAGAGATACTACCTCTCCAACGTTTTGTACTTCGAATGTAATTGTTGCTCGTATTTCATTCCTGTCTGGATAGGTTGTAAAATCAATTTCAAGAACTCTAGCTCTTGGTTCATATCTTTTAATAGCCGTATCAATCAATTCAGCCATTACTTCAGGTTGGTAGTCTGTATCTAGTTCAAATAACGCCACGCCTAGATTTGCACCAAAGTTTGGCTGAAATGGCTTTTCAGCTCTACCTGTCATTAATAGGTTTTTTACAGCTTGTTTAACTGCAGCAACCTCAAGTTTTTTATAAACATCACCTGATGGCTTTGCCGTAAATGTTAAATCTAAATCACTATAACTACGACCAATCGCTTGGTTTATAGTTCTCTTACTTAGATTTCCATCTTCAAGTGAATACGCTCTAGCCATCTTCTTTCCTAACTAATAGGTCTATTTATATTAGTTCTGTAAGCTCGCCAGTAGTTAAAACACTATGATTATATCTAGTTTCTAACTGATTTGTGTAATTAACTTCCCATGATGGCACGATAACTGGTGTGATAATTGTTAATTGAGTGGTCAAAGAACCATCAGGATTAAACCTATCATAACCTAAAATCATCTTTTCAAATCCAGAGTTTTCTTTCAAATATACTGCAGCATCAAATGTTTTCTCTTGTGATATAAGTCCATCGAGTCCACGTAACTCGTAAACGACCGCTCTTCCTTTTGATTTCAAATAATTAATATCATCAATCGTCATCTCTTCGTTTGGAGCCGGTTTATATAAACCTTCAACAACAACCATACGATGATTGTTAAACATCTTTTGATTGGTTTGTATTTTTCGCATTAAGCTTGCGTGTATAGCATAATTCTTTGCCAAATCAAGTCTCTCAGTATCGTCAGTGATATGATTCATATTTCCTGCTGAGCCATAACCACCTAAAAATTTGCCCATTGTAATACCTGGTCCAAGTTTTGTATATGGAGTTATTTTACCAGCTCGTTCAGGATTATAAGCTGGATCAATATTAAATACACCAGATGGCACTTTACCGCTACCAGCTACAGTTTTTACACCAGCGCCTTTAGCATTACCTATTGAATTTGTTCCTCGTACTTTACTATCACTCCGGTTTACTATTTTTCCAATATTAAATGGACTTGGTGTTTGCGCTGCATAATCAGCCGATAATTTACCTTCGGTAACTTGTGCACTTGTGAAGTCGGTATTCTTCATGTTCGCTGGATCTCGTAACTTAGCTCTGATTTCTGGTGTACTTAACTTACGAGATGATAGATTTCCATATGGTGTTGTTTTATCTATTGCATTTTTCAAATCATCGCTAATATCAATACGAACGTTTCTTACACCAAAACTACCTTTATGTAAGTACTCATCAGCTTCAGCACTATTTACACGTGTAGTTGCAGTCGTACTGTTAGATCCGTCTAGGACTCGAGTAGTTGCATCAACTACAATATCTGCTGTATTATCGGTTGCAGCTGTATAACCTGGAGATGCACCAACATCACCATGGAAATCTCCATAACTTTGACTATGTGCAGTGTCAGCATTGATAGCATGAGTTGCCGTACCTTGTAAATCACCATATACGACAGGAATGTTCATATGACCACTAGTAACCTGTGTATCATTATAAATGGTAGGTACTGTTACAGTATCACCAACATCTACAGAATGTCCAGTATACATGTTATAGTTGTGCATTATAATATTTTCACCACCTATAATACCTTCATCACCTGTAGCTGTCAAGTCTCTCGCTAATACGTTTATATTATCAGCTGACGTAGTAAATGTATTTGTAGTTGTAATAATGAAGTCGCCAACGAGATCACCAGTACCGTCATCAGGATCTTTATATCCTACAAAGATTTCTTTATCGCCTTCTACATATTCAGAAGATGCACCCTTTGTAATTGATGTCTTATCTCGTAATATGGTTTCTGACATACTACCGGCCACATATTCTGTTTTATTTTGAATTACTGTTGATTCATAATTTTTCGTTATGGTTTGACGTACACCACCCTTGATGTTTTCAACTTTATCTCCACCAGTTACAATATTATAGTTACCGCCAACATTTAAATCAAAATCACCAGCAACATTTAACTTTAGATTACCATTATAAAATATCTCACCGTTACCTTCGATAACTACCTTCTCATCTCCACCTGATACGCGAATAGTATTATTCACAGATGATATGATAACGGTGCCGTCAGGTCGCATCTCTACTCCAGCACCAGTTTTGTGCCTGAATAACATACGTTCATTTCCTGGTGTATCATCGATCTCAGTTACATGGCCACTAATTGACTCTCGCACTTGATTTAGTGGATATTGAGATACAGTTCCAGGTCTTAATCCTAAATCAAGAGCAACATGACCACCACCAATATAAATGTTATTTCTTTTTATACCTCGTGCAGCATAGTTAGTTGTTGCTTGACCCATATATTGTTTGCGTGGGAATACCTTTTCAGGATCTTTAAATCCATCACGTTGAACGGTACCAGAATTTTCATCTAAATCTATTTCGTAACTCATTTGTTCCAACTCTTAGTTTTAGTATCGTAATTATAACCATTATCAATTAGCTTTTGTCTCGTAGAGCTCGCAGTTTTTTGTGCTGCCTCGAATATATTATTAGAACTCTTGATATTATCTGCAAAGTCGCCAAATAATCCTGTGCCAATCTTACTAGCTTCTTTAATCTTTGAATCAAGGTCGACTTTACCAGTCTTAATGTCATTAACTGCTTGATCTAGTTTCTTCTTGTCTTCATCTATATCTACTTTTTCTGGTATAACTACCTTTTTCAAATCATCTAGAGACCGAGGTATATTAGGATCTGGAACGCCTTGGACATTTACAGGTGCTGGTTCTTCTGCAACTTCTGCTGTTGTGGTCTTTACTTCTAAAGTTGTTCCATCATGTCTCTTTTGTGGTAAATTAGAAAATCCTACTTTATTTTGATATATACTCTCTTTATTAAACTTCTTTACATATTCTACACCGCTAAATCCTGGCTCTAATTTTCCAGATTGAATATCTTGTACAGTCAACACTTCACCGCCAGGCTTAACTCTAAACCAGCTCTCAATCAATATATCGAGTGATTTCCATTGATCAGGTGTTATAGCATTTGCGCTGTAATAGCTTTTCCATTTAGGATTTGATTTACTCTCGGTAGAACCTGCCATGATTTGAATATTGCATGCTCCAACTCGTAAAGCTTCATCATTAAAATCTCCCATTTCAAAATCTATCGGCCGACCTCGTATAACTTGACCATCTGGATATATGATATAATGGTGCTGTATTCCGGACTGTATAGCTTCAACTTCTGTAGGTATACTATTTGCTAATTTAAGATGCAATTCTTTTACTGTAAATGAAACATCTTTTGCATTACCTAACCAGCCAATAACCATATTCTGTAATTCGCGCGGACTATTAACTATCTCTAATTCAAATTCTTCTTGTGTAGTAATTGGCTCAAACTTATATGCTCGTGTATTTGTGTGACGGCCTGCAAACCCTTTTGCTAAGAGTTTTAGTTCTAATGATTGGAATGATGACACTGCATCTCCAATAGTGGCACCTTTTGACACAGACCTAGAGAGATTAGTTTCGCCATTTTCTTCAACTACATTGCGGCTAAAGAACTTTTCTCCACTAATTGGATCTGTAGCTTCACTTGTTGCATCTTGTATGCTTGTACCAAGATCTTTAAATGAACCGGTGCCCTGTGTTAATGACGCTAATGACCCCATCAGGTTGCCAAACTTTGCACCAATAGAACCCAAATCATCATTCAAAGAACCAAACGGGTTATCGAGTGCAACGTTCTCTGCTTTTTTGGCCGATTTAATAGCCTTTGTCATCTCAGCAACTGGATCTTTATCGATCTCTTTATTCACGACATCAGGTGCGGTAGATGTTGCTTTGTTTACTTCTTCGATCTGTTCCTTTGTTGCACCAACAACGTCAGTGAGAAGTTTCTTCTGTGCTTTTGGTGATGCTTGACTAATAGCAATTGTTAACTCTCCATCACCAGCACTCTTGCCAGTTATATCTGATTGAGATTGCTTTTTTGTATTCGTTTTTTGTATGCTAGCAGGACCATTATTAGTTAACTTAGCAACCATTGGTCCATCGAGTACTTTTTCTCCTGTGACACCTTGCGCACCAAGTTTTTTGAATCCACCTTTCTCCTCAAGATCGGCAGCTATCTCGATGGTTTCATTGGCCATCCGTGTCAAAACTAAACTAGCTCCAGCCGGTAATAATCCGGTAGAGTTAATCGCGCTAATCGCTTGCGCAGCTTGTGCCTTCATTTCCTCTTTATTGATTTTTTCTGTCATACTGTATCCATCTTAGATAATAGTTCTTTAGCTGATGCAACTCTGCGATTTGTAGATCCTGATGCTGGTCTTTCATAGTATTGTTCAAATACTTTAGTTGCGGTTTCAGTATCTTCTGCAGCTAATAATTTTGATAAACCAAAATAAGAATGCTTATATAATTCGTGTATAATAAAGTGTAGTTGTACATATAAGCTCGTTACCGGTAAATTATTTCTACGAGCAAATTCTTCTAATCTTGTTTTTCTGTCACCAGCTGCAGCACTTGGATTCCATTGTGCAATGCCAAATGATCCCTCTGCTTCATTAACAATTGTTGGATCAATATTATCTCCACTTTCAACTATAAGATTTCCTACTATACCTGCTGCCTGATGAGGTAAAAACGGCTCAGGTACTTCGTTTGATATAAAGAAGTTAAAACATCTTTCTTTATTATTACTACCAATAAGTTTTTCATCATCTATTCTACTTGCTGATATTACATTTCTAGTTGCTGGACTTCCATCAGGCCTTGATGGTATTTCATCTGGTGATACATTTGATTCTACCTGTTCGATATGCACAGGTTCAAATTTTGGTATTGATCCAATAACTAAAGGCAATTGAGAGTTTTTGCCATCTAAAAATATTCCATATACTTGTGCCATTGGTTTAATACCGGTATTAGCTCCAATACCGCTACTACCGCCTTCAGTAATCGGTGCAACTACTTGAGCCCATGGCAATGCGCCTAACGGTATATCTCCAGTATTAGCAGAATGCACACCAAATATACGTACTCGTACTCTTCCTAACTCAAGCGGATCATTAATATCAATGACAGTGCCGATAAACCATCGAGTAGTATCACCATAATAATCGATTTGTGAAGTTGGTATCATTATACACCTACATAATCTGCACTATTGATATTTGCTATCTTGACACATAATAAACTAACATCGTATCTCTCGCCCACCATACTGTGTTTAGCCGAGAATATAATGTAATCACCACTTTTTTTAGGATCTATTTTATTATTAGACATGCCTTGAGGAATGTTACCTAAGAATATCAGACGTATAGAGTTTCCAATTGTAAAATGATCACTTGTAGAACCGGAAGCGCGCAAGTACTCTCTACCAGCTACTCGTATTTGTATTGCGCTCTTTGCCATTAATTGTTTTAAGGCAGCATTGATTACCTTTTTTTTATGTGCACCAGCAGTTACTTCTTCATCATAGCTATTTCGTGAACCATCGAGTATGGTATAGGCCCCCGATGAAGCTATTGTGTGTATATAGCGTGATCTATAGTTTTGAATTTTTTCACCATCTATTTCAAAGTCTTCAGCAAGATTAAGTTGTTTTTGATTTGAATTTTTACTTTCTACTGAGGCTTGCATTTCCTTGACTGCGTCAAATTCTACATTCTCATAATTGGATGTCATTGTATTATAAAAATTATGTACTCCACCAACTAAACCTTTGTCAATGAGTTTTAACATGTTTTCGTTTTTTACATGTTTATAGTCTTGTATAGTAAAGAATCTTTTGTCTGTTGCTGCCATCGATGGTGTTTGACTGTAAATGTATGGTGTTCTTCTATTGATAGCAGGAGCAGAAAGCATATCAGATAGGTTTTGTAAAAAAAGACTTCGTGGACCAAATGTGGAATATAAGAAGAATGGATAACCTTCTTCGTTGGTCATCCTATTTTTAATCCATAACATAGCTTCAATAGGATTCATATTTGGTACGATGAGAGATATATCTCCTTGATAATCAATATCTTCGCTTGTCACAATCTCTTTATACAAATATTCCTTTGCTATATTTTTTATGATTTCTGACGGTTTGCCCGTATAATATTTGTTAACATTATGCAACTTTGATTTAAAGGCGCATTCTTCTGTAATGTGTAGTGTGATGACTTCGCTTTGATCATTTGTTTTTCGTGTACTTACAACTTCATCAATATTAAATAATTTAGAATATGCAGGAGCTTCAGGATTTCTCTTTATCTTTATTTCAAGATATTCTGCACCTTGAAAATCTGATCGATCGTATATACGAGTCGTATCAGTCAAAGCTATTGTTCCTGTTAAATATGGTTTTTCGAGATGTTCATAGATTTCGATTCCAGACACGAAGTTGTTTAGTTCAACTTCTGAAGTCATACGAGAAGAGAATAAACTTACTGATTCGTATATGATGTCTGAAGATTGTACATCATTCTGAAATTGACCTGTCATTATCTACTAATAGCCTCTTTATAGAGATTTGACACCTCGATGATACTTTCAGGTTTAATGATGTTGATCTCTTTTAATTTATCATTCTGTTGATGATAGTAGTCTTCTATAGTAACTTCGGTTACTAATGCACCTGGTCCGACGGCTGGATCAATATCCACCCTTTCTCCATTAGTGTCAAGATAATGATGAGGTGATTTATATTCTAGCATTATATCTGCATTTACTGGTTGAGTTTGTAATGCTGATATCGATTTTGGTGCTATCCTTTCGTAAGATAAGAACTTACGACTACCTTCAACCATATGTAGATGGATTGCACCGACATCTAATCTACGTCTCTTGACTATGGCGCGAGCATCACTGGTAGTGCCAACTACGATTTCACCTGGTAAATAGTGTCCAGTAAGATCGAACTTTGTGACAGCCGCATATCCTGGAAAATCCCTTTCAATTTGCTTTTGCATATTACGATAAGTGAGTGGCCAGCCTTGTTCACGCAAATGATCATTCATCAACCAAAATGTCCAATGATAAGATGGAGTACCATACAACTTCATCGATACATTATCTGGTCTCTCATTTTCTTGTATATAATATTTTAGAGAAAAGGCTTTACTACGTTTCACGTCATCTATCACATCAACATAACGTGATATATCTTGTATGACTTCG